GAGTGCCACTTAGCTGCTTCTGATGCAACTACACCAGTTGAAACTCCATTAACAGAAGTTATTCCTGGTATTTTTGGAAGATCTCCATCCATGTAAAGCTGTGGAGAATTTGAAATTCTTTGATTTACTGGCTTAGGTCCAGGGACTGTTGAGAAGATTGTTTCTCTTGCTCTTTGTTCTGGAGTAAGTGATCCTGTTGGTGTAAGGTGAGACATGTCTCTTGAATAAGCCCGCCCCACAAGTGGATGACTCTTATCTACAATTCTTCCGCCCACGCCCATGACTGGATTACCTGCAACTGTAGACATGCTATTAGATGTAGCAATTGTAGAACTCATTGCGCTTTGCTTTAGCTTTTCAAACGAGGCAGCTAATGTTAATACGGCATCAGAGAATGTTGCTGCTGCTTTTGTGTCGCTATAGAATGATTGTTCTACTGTTTCAGCAGCAGATGATGCTGCCATTAATTCTGGAGTTAATAACTTAAATCCTGTTCCGCCTTTACCAATATTCTTTAGTGCTAAAACTCCTTTTATAATGTAGCCAAAGAAGTTTGCAAGAACACCAGTAAGCATAATTATTGGACCAGCGATTGCTGTCAGTCCACCAATGAATCCTAGAACAGCTTTAATTGGGCCTGGAAGATTACCAATAAACTTTACAATTCCATCTATTGCATTTAAAACAAATGTTCCTACCTTTAAGAACTGCTCTCCAATTACAGCTAAATCAGCTTTTACTGACTCAAGTGCTCTTCTGTATTTACCAGAAGCAGACTCTGTAAGTTGAGTTAATTCTCGATCAGATATGCTGGCCAGATCTTGTGTGCTTGCTTTCATCAAATCTAATACTTGTAATGTCTGGCTGCCTTGCTTACCTAAGTTTTCAAAAAGTGCATTAATTCTAGCAAACTGGAACTTTCCAAATAGCTGCTCAATTGCTCTTGCTCTCTGTAGTGGCTCAAGTGAATCTAATGAGTCTTTGAGTGCCATAATTGTGCCAGTTAAATTACCAGCATTTTTATCTACGATTCCAGATAGGTCTATTCCAAGACCCATAAACATTTCTTTTGCAACCTTCGTTGGATTGATAACAGATGCTAAAGCAGACTTTAATGCGTTAGCTCCTTCTGAAGCATTTATTCCGCCTTCACGCATTGCTGTTAAATAAAGTGCAAGGTCTTGTACGTCTCCGCCCAAAGCTTTTACTACTGGACCAGCTTTTGGAATTGCTGTTACTAAATCTTCTAGTGTTGTAGATGTCTGGTTTTCTACGGCGTTAAGGAAGTCAATAGACTCAGCAAGCTCCATTGTGTTTTGCCCAAATGCTGTTTGAATTGCTAAAGTTGCCTTCATAGCATCTTGTCTATCTACTTCACCAAGGATTGCAAGTCTTGTTGTTTGTCTTGTAGAATCTATTAGCTCTGCGCCTTGCTTTCCAGTTGCCGCAATATCCGCTGCTATTCCAATAGTTTCTTTAAAGTTTGCACCTAATCCAGAAGCTAATTCTCTAGATACAGCAATTACATCTTTTCTAACTTGTAGCAGGTCAGCACTTGATGTTGCTGTTAATCCGCCATAAACCTTTGTTAGTCTTACTAATTCTTGATCTGCTTCTTTAAATGCTTTTGCAGCTGCCATTCCAAATGCAGCAAGCGGCACAGTTAGTCCTACAGTAAGCTGTCTACCAGCCCACTGTGTATTCTTACCCCAGTTAATAAGCTGATTGGATCCGTCCATCATGACCTTGTTCATGATAGAAAGCTCTTGTCTTAGTAGCGCTGATTTATTTTTTGTTACGTCTAGTCCAGATTGAACCATAACGTTATATTGCATTAAGCCTTGTGCATTTTTACCAAGCGGCTGTATAACTGCATTTTCAAGCATTACTTGTTGCTTGGCTAATTCCTTAACTAAAGAACTAGTTTTTCTTGTATGCCCTTGCCATGTTCTAAAGTATTCACCCAGCTTCATTCTTCCGCTGTCTAGGTTTTGACCAAACTTAGATACGTCTGAAGTTAGTGTTACAAAGTGTCTGGCAAACTGGCCAGTGGAGCGCATGGTTTCGTCAAACTGACGATTCATGACTCCAACTTGGCTAGTTAGATTTTTATTTAAACCAATTGTTGTAGCTTGAAGTTTAAGAAGTTGGGCGGTCACCGCTTGTAACTGCGCTGTTAGGCTAGAAAAATTAGCCGTCGCAGTTATGTTGGTAACTATATTTTGATCTGCCAACTACCTACTCCTTTTTGTATCCGAGGCCAGCTCCGATACCAAACCCTGCTTCTGATGCAAACTGACCTTGTAGTGAAACAACGTCTGATCCATCTGCAGTAATTCCAAGGGCTTTTCTTCTTACATCTTCAAAGCTCTTGTTTTCTTCTTCTTCGCCGCCTTCAAGGTCTACACCTTGTATTGCAGCTAAGAACTTTCTTTTTTCTGATTCTGATTTTTGCATAGATGTAAAAGTCTGAATCAATTCTGGCATTGAAAGATTGTCTTCCAATTCCTCGTAATTCTTATAGTTTCCTATTAGAAATACTTCTCCTTCTAAGGCAGCTAGATCTAGTTCTGACCAGCTAGAACCGCTGCTGCTAGCAAATTTGGATCATCCATCTTAATGCCACCGCAAACTTCAAGGATACGATTAATTGTTGGTACATCTAATACGTCCTCAAATGCGTCTCTATCTGCAACTAATTCTGGTAGCTGCTTTTCTAGTGCTACTGCACAAGCATCAACAAGAATTGTTAGTGTTTCGTCTTCTGTAGTTACTTCTGCTGTCTTTGCAATAGCAGCCATAAACTTTCTAAGCTCTTTAATTGTTAAAGGCTTTAGCTTTACGGTTGCTCCGTTTTGTAGCTGAATTTCTTCTACATCATATACTGTTGTTGCCAATTTAAATCCTCCTAGGATCTCGTCTTAATTATTGTATCATATCAGAAATACCAATACAATAGCAAAACCCCCTAATTTCTTAGGGGGTTTTGTAATTAATTATTATTAATTATGCTGCTGGGAGCTTTGAAAGAACACGGTCTACGATGAAACCATATTCCTGTCCAGCCTTTGAACCGTCTGGAAGCAAACGGAATGTAACTGGGAATGTTGATGCTGCGTTACGAGCCAAAGAGAACTGTGACTGTTGTACAGAAAGAACACGACGTGCATAGTATACACGCTCAGTTGCTGTTGCTTCAGATGTTGGTGCGCTACCTACTGCAATTAGCTGACGCTCTGTAGGTGCTTGTCCAAGAGCTCCACCAGCAAGACCAAGCTTGTCTGTTGTTGTTCCTGACACCAATGTGTTTGATCCAGTGATAGCAGATCCGCCATCTTGTGACTGACCAAATACTGCAATGATGTTCTCAAGAGTACCTTCTGCCATTTCTGTAGCGATCATAACTTCCATTGACTCCTTGAAAAGCTTTGCTGTATCAAGAAGCTGATCTACTGTTACTGAACCGTATGATGGGTTGTATGTAACCTGAAGACCGTTGTTTGTATAACCAACGTTTCTGTAATAGAATGCTGGTGTTGTTGATGCAGTTACTTCGTTCAAAGTATCTGTGTAAGACTTTCCTGCTGCTGAAGTTGTTGGTGCTGAAAATGCTGGTGCTGTAGAACCTTGTTCTCCAGGTGCAAAATTTTCTACGTATCCTGCGGCTGTAACGTCTAAGTTTGAAATAAATAGTGGTGAAGCACCAACTAGAATATTCTTAGCATTACCTGCAATTTGATTTGCCATATTGTAAAACCTCCATTAAATAAATATATATATATTGACTTACTTTAAATTAAGCTGGCTAGGCTCTTTTCCTCTTGGTATAATTTTATCTTACAATCAACTAAAAGGCAAACTAATCGAATCTGCCCTTTGGCCCTACTGTCCTAGAGTATTTGACCTCTAGAATAACATCGGCTGCCAGGAAGCCTGCCAGCTCTGTAGATGGCTCTGTTGGAGACATCTCTAAGATCATGGTATTGTGAAATATTATTTTATTTGTTGACTTGGACTGATTTAGGTCTCTGGCTGACTCATCCATTCTTCTAAATACGTCTATCATCATATTTCTGATTATATTAATCTCTGAAAAGTCAACTGAATATATTGTGAATGATATCTTCTCGCAGCATATCATCCAGTTCTCTTCATATGTACTACCCATCTTGTCATAGACTATATGAGTTTTGCCGCTTAAAAATTGATTCATTTCTGGGGATTGCTGAACTGGTATTATGGGAATTATAGTTTCCCCCAGGTTGTCGCTATAGTAATCATTTGGATCAATAATGTTATTTAGTACAAGTTGGTTCCAGAGGTGTTTTCTTACCTCATACATGGCATCTATATTATAGTCTGTCATTAGAATACTCCTCCGAATTTCTCTGTTAGTGCCGCTTCCGCCTGCAACCTAATTGTACCTGGATTAAATGAATAACGCACCTTGGAGATAGATGATGGCACTCTCATGGCTCTTTCAAACTTGGCGCCGAATAAGTTTTGAAATCCAGACATCTTAATAGAATTGCTTACTAGAGGACCACTAAAATATCTGCTGTAAGCTAAATCAAACTGATTAGTAGATGCTCTTCCTCCAGGACTTTTTACTGTAACTGATTTGCCCTTGGGCATAAAAACTTTTTCTCCGTCAATTTCAAATACTAATCTTTCTGCAGATCTTGGTCTAATTACTATTGGCATACCTTTTTCCATAACGGCAGCTTTTCTTTCAAATACGTATCTGCTTGTTTGCTCTCTGTTCTTTGAGGGCACTGAAGATTTTGAAATTTTAAACTCATAGTTAATTCTAAATGATAACCCTACGCCCTCTAATTTATTTAGTTTAAAAAGACGATTTGATGGCTGCCCAACTTTATTCCATTCATAAACATGGTGTAACGATTTTGGCTTTGTTCTAGCCTGAGAATCAATAAATAACCCAAAGTCTTTCTCTATTTGATTAAATATTGTTGTCTTGAATAGTCTTTGAAAGGCTTTATTAGATTCTAGCCTAGCCGCTACATTTGCTTGATAATATAAAAACGCAGATATCTGTGCTACGTTACTGTCTTTTACAACTCCCGCAGCAGAAGCACCAGTCATCAATCTTTCTAGTCCAGATGCTGCTTGTAATAATGCTACTCCACTAGTCTCCAATTATCTGGTTCTCCGACCTCTTGGCAATTGAGTTATATGCCATGAGTGTTCCAAAAGGATCTGTGATTGGGGTTGAGCTTACTATCTCAAATACTGTTGGAGTATCGTTTGGATAATTTAATTCAAACCATATGACATTATTTGATGAGTCTCTAATGTTAGTTATTTTTTGTCTATATGTCAGTCTTGCCTGAGTCCTTATTTCTATGGTCTGCTTATCTGCATATTTAGTTGATAGGGTTTGCATATCGCCACTTCTTGCAGATGACGAATTTGATATCATTCCTTTTGCAAAACAAGGTATAGTCTTTGCGTATATCCAAGACTTTTTAATAGCACCAGTATTCTGGTCCTGGTAATCTTCTTGCAGATATACATCTACTTTCATGTTGAAAATAGAATCGACTAAGTTATTCATATTAAATAACTACCATTTTGTTTGTGACATATGGAAGCAATAGCTGGTCGGCATAGTTATTGCCTGTGCCACTAAATGCTGATGTATCATACTGGAACTGCCAATCAAATGTCTGTATGCTTTTTATGTATTTGTTACGCCACTCTTTATCTTTAGAGAAAAAGTCTCTCATTAATTCAATACAGGCAAGTTCTACTTCGTCTGGGACATATTCCCATCCGTATCTACCAGCAACTCTATAGGTTCCGCCATTTATAAACATTCCTCTACCGCTATCATTAATGCTTGGAGGAATCATTCCATTTGCATAATAGACTACGTTATCTAAGGCGTTAGCTCTGTCTACTCTTAATCCGAATCCGCTTTCAGAAATAGTGACTGGCATATTAAAGTTATTAACATTATTTATGTTGTCAACAAGTATCTGATCATTTAAGTATAGCTCGTGTAGCTGATTAATTTTATACGGAAGTGGCAGGGTATCTGAGCCAGTTGAGTATACAACATTTACATCATCGTATAAATGAAATTGCTGTCCAGTATAATTTTCAATTAACTTTCTTGCATATCGTTCTGCTGCAACAAGATCAGCAAATGTTCTATAGTTGGGGTCAGACTGATCAAATCCAAATCCTAGAGCATCTGCTGCCTGTGTCAAGTCGGTGTAGGGGGTAACAACAAAAAGCTTATGCTCTTTTGTTACTAACTGTCCTTCGACCCGATATTCCCATACCAATTTTAATGATCTAGGTCTGTTGGTAAGAGTTAATGGAGGGTATACGCTATATACTCCATAGTCGGTATCTATCTCTTCTGCAGTTTGAGTGTGCAAAACAGTAGCTGGATTTATAGATGGAGCAACTGCTGGGTCTTCAGTTATGTCGTAGAATTTAACCGTTGGCAGTGTATCTGCCTTAGCTATTCCACCTTTCCAAAAGACTCTTTGTTTTACTGGTGCGTTAGTTCCTACGATAATTTCCATTTGTTACGTTTAAGCTTAGCTGTAATAATCCTGTACTTCTTTTGGTGTCGCTAAACGAAAACCCTCCTCTATATCAAAAATTTGCTGAGCAGCATCTTTATTCATTGCTACAAATGGGTGGGTACTTGTAAAAGTGTGTCCCAAAATATCATATCTAAAGTTTGCTCTTGTCATCATAACTAGTACTGTATCCTCTGAGCGCTCTAGCTTTGGATCAAATACTGGAAGGATTTCAATTTCTTCTTTTGCATCTTCTACATCTTTAAGTGTCTTTGCATATACTGCGTAAGTCACTCCTTCTTCTGATAGTGCTGCAATTATATCTTGCTTGTTTTTAAGGCCTTCTGTATCAACCGCAAAATCCTCTGCAATTGCTTTTAGCTCTCCGACCTTTAATGTGTCAAAAGACATTTAATACTCCTTTTTCTAGGTAAAACCATTATAGCATTGTATAATTAAAATGAAAAGCCCCCAAAATTAATTGGGGGCCTTTCTTGAGATTAATTCCTAATTAGGAAGCAACCTTAACGTTCTTTACAACGACCCAAGCGTCTGCCTGCTCGATTTGAACGCCAACACGAGTATACATTGTGTACTCAATTGAGTCCTTACGTGGCCAGAAGAAGCGGTAGACTGTTACGTCACGCTTTACGCCAACAACAACGTTATTAGGGAATGTCAAGTGGACATCTCCGTGTGAACCTGTTGGTGTTGCATAATCTCCTGCTTGTGTCTCTGGAAGAAGTGGAACTTCAACGATTGGAATACCAAATGCGTATGGAGCTACATATCCTGCTGGACCTGAAACTGGTGCAACTTCGCCACGGATGATGCCTGAAGCAATATCCTGTGGGTTAACATTCTGGATGTTTTGTGAAGTTGAGTATAGGTAATCCTGGATCAAGTTTGATCCCGCAAGGAAGCGAAGGTCTGTACGACGTTGCTTGTACTTACGTGGAAGAGCCTTAAGTGCCTTGTTAAATACATCACGAGAAATTGCTGCACCTGCAGCATCTACTACGTGACCCTTTGACTTAGCCTTCTTTACAACACCATCAAAGGCCATGTAAAGTGGATCTGTTCCTGCGGCGTTACCGTTAAGAAGAAGATCTTCAATGTCGTTTCCAGCCTGTGTTGCCATCAAACGTGCAATGTGATCTTCTAGATCTGCACCCTCGATGTTGTCTTCTAGTGACTCTGTTGAGAGCTCCCAGTCAAGGCGTAGCTTCTTTGTTGTGAGAGAGATCTTTGAGAAAGTTACAGCTGAGTTAGCTCCTGTGTTTTCTCCTTCGGATGCAAGCTTAACAAGCTTTTCTCCTACTGACATACGATCAATCTCTGTTGTGTCTGACTTCATTCTGACAGTACGTGCGACCTTACCAATTACGGTTGCGTCGAACATATAGTCTAGGAAGCGAGCTGATTGTTCTGGATTAAGAAGACCACCGTTGCCGTTTTCAGACGCTGTGTGTACTCCTGCTCCTCCAGTTGCTGATGCAAAACCAGTTGATACTGTTGTACCAGCTGCTGCTGCTTTTTCTAATAATTCATTGCTCATATAATTCACCTACCCTAGTTAAATATTTCGTTTACGGAACCGAGGAAAGAACCGTTCCATTTTGATTTGTTTACTGCTTGTACCGCAGACCCGCCAAGGTCTGAGGACTTCTTAATTGCTGTATCGCCTTCTACGGCATCTACACGCTTTTGAACACCATCAATGGTGCCCTTTATTTCTGTTACAGCTGCACTAAGTGCGCTGTGCTTTTCTGCTAATTCTGTGATCTGAGCATTTAAGCCCTTGCTAAAAGTTTCTACAGTTTCTTTGATTTCTGAAACCTGTACTGCATTTGCCTCTGTAGCCTTGCTAAGAGTATCTGCAAAGAATCCCTTTAGGTCTACTAACATTTTTGCAAAATCAGGCTCTTCGACTTCAACTGCAACTGGTGCGTTAGCATCAGCTGACTTAAAGACATCTACAGAAGCAGAGTCTGCATCTTCTACTGTATCAACAGCATCTGGTGCATCTTCGACGGCATCAACATTAGTCTCTGCCATGGTCTCTTCAACTACAACCACTTCTTCAGTTACAACTGCATCAGTAGCCTGTACGTTTAGTTTTTCCACTTCATTACCTCCTTGTGCGTTTGCCTGTTTTGCTATTGTTTGTGTTGCAGGCAACGTAACTCTTGACTTCTTAAATGAAGCAAGAACTTTATCTATCTCTTTTGATTTGTTATGGTCTGAGCTTTCAACCCATCCAATTAGCGTAGCTTCTTTTCCAGTTACTGGAGAAGAGTATGTCTTGTCTGTTGAGATAAAAACAGAATCGCTATCTTCGCAATAAAAAATGTTTTCTGTGACAACTTCTGTTGCCATTCCTTTAAAAATAAGTTGACCATTTGCTTTTTCAATTGAAATAATATTACACATTTCATTAGCTGGTGAATCCACAATTGAAAGTTCTACTAGATCATAGTCCTTAATAAATCTTACAGTCTCTCCTGTTGCTTTATTCATTTCGTTGTCTGACTCTTTAATCTTTCCGCCGATTGAAAAACCTGAAAGTGTTCCATCAAGAACTTTCTCCCATGTATCTTGTGCGCCCTTTGAAATGTATGAGGTTACATAAACTCCATTATAAAATTCTTTTGATTTTTGGTCATAGTATGTCTCTGGCTTAAATGATACAACCTTACCGACTGCCATTGGCTGATGCATCTCTCTCAAGTTTCCTCTGAAAGCTTCGAATGCTTTTAGGCTTGCTTCAGCAGTAACAACGTCTCCTGTTTGATCAACATTATCTAATGTTGCAAATCCAGACACGGTTCTATTCTCTCTGTTTACTTTTGTAAAGGGAACAGATAAATGAAGATTTTGGCCGTCAGAAGACCACTGGCTTTTTTCTATGTTCATATGCTTAATTTTAATGGTTTATCTACTATAATGCAAATAGCAGTTGATTAGGTTTAGTCGACTCGGCTTCCGTCGCCTTTAGCATTTCTGCCTTCTCCGACTTTATCCGATGAGGCAGCAGATCTTGCGGAGTCTCTGGCTCTAGTTTTTCCAGCTGTGGCTTTTTGGTCAGCGGCTTGCTGAGGTTTTAATTCAACCATTTCATCTCCGCCATCTACTGGAATTAATCCCTTTCTAATTCTAACTTCATTAGGGGTAATTACCTGCATTCTAAGATATCTTTCATCTATTTGAGACTGGGTATCTTCATCTGTAAGAGTAAGCTCTTCAAATTTAATTTTTAAAGCGTCAGTCTTTTCTTCAATTATTGAATTAATTCTTTTTTCTAATCTCATTTGTGCTGGGCGACAAACCTGCTCTTTAAATGTTTTATCTGCGTCTCTGGCATTTGCCAAAGATACTCCCTCTGGAACACCAATTTTATTAATTGGGACTCTGTGGGCAAGTAGTATTTCATCTCTATTTGATTGCCTGTAAATATTAAATGATGACTCCTGTGCTCCAGCCTCAACTGGCTCCATTTTAAATTCAACCTTATTGTCTTGAGTGTCTGCTGGCAAAGGAATATATAATGATCTGTGGTTCTTTCCTTTTAATCCAACCTGGAAAAATTCAAGTAATTTTCTTTCTGACTCTGGGGATAGCTTTGCTCCCTTTACTGTGATTATATATCTTGGGACCGCTTTATTTTCAAAGTAGTCTAGGTTATATCTTCCAGCAAATTCATTTCCAGCCAATGACATCTGGGCTGCAACAATATCTGGGATTCCATAATAGTTATTCATTGGAGTATACTTCTTTAAATGAATAATTTCATTTGGTCTATCTTCTGAATCTCCAATTGGATTGATAGTTTCTGTATCTCCGAAGTTTCTAAAGAAAACAGCCTTGCCATAAAGCAATTGCATAAATCCATCTCTTAGTCTTCTAACACGCATTGTCTTAGCTGGGATGTGCCCAATATATCCAATGTCTCCGCCTGTAGTTCTTCCAATTTCAATGTATCCGTTGCCTGTTGCCTCTAGGTCTGTATATACCTTTATAAGAGTCTCTGTAAAAGTATCTTCGTCATTTGTTGTGTCTAGCCAGTCTTGCAAATCTTGCTTTAATTTATTTAACTTTCTACGTGCTCTATCTAATTGTTTGTCATCTGATATTGCATCAATTGCATCGTTTGTTTTTCTAGTTTCCATAAACGAATATCCAAGGCCAACAATGTTTGCAACCTTTGCATTAATAGCAGCGTAGTTATAAGTTGAAACCTCATATATTTGAGATAGATATTCTAGGTTATATACTGGCTGAACAAGATCGAACATTGCATATCCAGTAACCGCAGATTGCAATAAATTCTGTTGTGTACCAGAGCCATCTTTACCAGTAAATGATTTAGCAAAATCTCTGTTTACTTTTCTTTTAAAATTTGTTCCTAGGCCTCTTACTTTTTTAAGGTCATCTATTCCAATACCAAATGGGTCAATGTGCTCTTTTTCTTTTTTAAATGAAAATAGATCTGAGCTATTCTTAACAGATACTTCGTATGTATCTTCGGTTCCGTCTTCTAAAAATTGTGTCATGTTACTGATCCCCCTCGTAAAACTTGATCTTTATATTCTCCGATATCAAGAGGGTCTGGTGTAAGTCCCCATTTAAGTCTTTGGTTTTGATATTCAAACTCTTCGTCATCAATTTTTCTTCTTCCAGACAAAAACTTGGGCTTTCCTTCATATATGCCATAGTGTCTGACGGCATCAGCCAGAATATTTATTCTAGACTTATTGCCTTTTACAGATGTTATTGAAAGAAAATTTCCATCGTCATCTCCGATCCATCGTCCATCTGGCATTTCCCACACATATATGCCTAGGCGTGTTTCTTCAACGATCTGAGTTTTTTGATTTAAAATTTCCATATGTTAAACAGTTTAGCATTATTTCTAACAAAAGTCCAGCCTTTGTGACATGCCAGTGCACTTTTTTAAGAATTTTGTAACTTATTAGCCAAATGATCTTATGAAGTACGAGGTTCCATCCTGGCCTTGGACACTTTCAGATATAGTCACGCCTGGGTCAGTTATAACCTTTGAGTTATCTGAGCAATATAGTCTGTAGTTACTGATTGCTTCTGCAGAGGTAAATGCCTTTTCGTAAAAAGCTATATTATTGTATAGGTTTGAGGTTCCATACTCTGTGTCTAATTGATTTTGATTAAACTTAATATTCAAGGCAGGTTGGGCTAAAACTATTAATATGTGGTGTGAAATGTCATTTAGCAAAAATGTGGATATGTTGGTTTCTGATGTCCTATTTATACCATTTACGTATATAGCAGAAATACCAGCTTTTGTTATTACTCCGTTTGCCGCCCACTTAATTGATGAAGATGCTGAAGAGAATAGCACATTCTGCCCCGCCCGTGGGGTAAAGAACATTTCTATTGTCCTTGGCTCAATAGAAAGATCAACAGAAAACCCATGTCCAGAATACATTGAAAGCCCATTATATTTATTTTGCATTCTTACTGGGTAATTATATTGTCCTACCGCATAGTCGTATGCTGAGTGTATTTTTGAACCAGAGTTATCTGCATAAAAATCTTTATTTAAATACATATCAATTTCTAGTTTATCGAAGTAGGGTAGGTCAAATGACGAGTCTTGTGTTGTCATTGTTACTCTTATATCTAGTATTGGGCTTCCTGAGTTTTGGTTTTTGTTGTAGTATGGCATTGGAGAATTATTTTTACAAACTGCCCATGGCTGATTTGGGATTTGTATTTCAACCAAAATATTATCTACGTCCTGCCCATAACAAATCTTAGAAGAAACAATATCTTCTGGATTTGATATATATAGTCTTTCTTGAAAAGAAAATGTTTTTGTTTCTATTAAATCTGTTTCTTCAAACTCAATTCTATTATATTCTGAATTGTAATATGCATCTCCAGAGATAAGCTCTTCTAGGGTTTTAACTCCAGGATATCTATATGAAATGTCTGGTCTTATTGAAGCCGAGTTTAATGAAAAAAGAATTCCGTTGTTTGAATAAACAATTTGCGAATATTTTGTTTCTTTGTACCCAGCCCTATAGTGATTTAATATTTTTGCTTCTTCTATCTCATACGCATAGATTGCTGCTGAATCAACAATAAATTTTTTGCCTGGGTTTGCTGGGCCTAAAGATAGATTTAGGCTTGTATTTGTAAACTTGAATCCATTAACTGGGCTTTCAGAAACAATCTCACCGTTCACATATAGCGATATCTTGTCTTTAGAAAACATTCCAACAACATGCATTACTTCATTTTTTGTAACCTTGTGCCAAACAGAATGAGTTGGGCTGCATTTAAAAATGATATTTTCATTTTTATAAAATAGGCCAATTGAATTTTCTGCATCTCCCATAACAAGATATTCTGCGTTGTCATCTTTGTCTGGACTAAACCATATTTCAAATGCAAATGCTCCATCTGGATTCCTATTCATCCCAAGGCCTAGCGCCTTTAAGCTTATCTGGGCATCTTCATTTATCTCTGTTCCTCTTATTCCCGCCCCAATAATAGGAAGAACTTCCATGGCTGAAGTATTAATTGCATACCCCTCCATTGAGTTTCCAGTGTAATCAATTATTGGCAGCCCGCTTACTGCGGCATATGAAACACCGTTATCTTTTAAAGCTTGATATGTTGGATATAATGTAGTTAAATTGCTGTATACACCAGCTTCGCCAGAACGAACTTCATCTAATAAAAAAAATGCAACTGGGTTATCTTTTAAGACAGTATATTTATATGACATGTCTTAAATCTCTTCTAGGGCTTTAACTCTCGCTGTAAGCTCTTGTACTGCTTTAATAAGTGGTGCAATGAATTGATCGTATCTTAATGCCTGCATAGAGTCTGCATCTGACATATCAAGCTTTACCCAACCAGCAAAATCTGATACTCCAGATGCATCTAAAACTTCTTTTACTTCTTGTGCAATAAGTCCATAATGAGTTCTTGATCCAGGTATAGAAACTAAATCTCCATCAATAATTTCTTTGCCGCCTTCAATAAACTTATAGCTTACTGGATTCAAATCGTTTATAAAATTAAGGCCTAGCGTGGAGCTAACTACATCTGTCTTTAATCTTTGATCTGATGTAGCAACTGTTCCAGTATTAGAATATATTGTTTTCCAAAATCTATTGGAAGTTACTCCTGATGGAGCATCAATTGGTTGTCCAATAGAGTATAAATTATTTGCAAGCGGGTACCAGTTTGAGTTTACTCCGTAACCAGCTGTTGTTGGAATGTTTAAAGATATTGTAGTTGGTACTGGGTCTATTGTTGCGCTTGATCCAGGAATTCCTTGCGGGCCTGTGGCTCCAGTTGCGCCAGTTGCGCCCCTTGGAATTGTAAATGCGAATACTGCTGCTGTTGAAGTTCCAGTATTTGTTACTGATGCATTTGTTCCAGGCAAACCAGTGGTGGTTGTTCCTACTGCTAAAGTGGTTGGGCCCTGCGGCCCCTGCGGCCCAGTTGGGCCAGCGGGCCCTTGAGGCAAAACTAAATTTAATGTCTGTGTTGGTGATGTACCAGTAATTGTTGCTGATGCTGATCCGCCTTGCTCAACTGTTCCAATGCTTAATACATTAGAAGGACCTGGACCACCAATAATTCCGTCAATGCCTCTTGGCAAAGTTAGATTTAATATAGCTGCTGATGCTGTTCCAACATTAACAACAGATGCTGGAGTGGAAGCGCTAACTGTAGTTACAGAGCCTATTGATAGGGTTCCTGAAGGCCCTTGTGGGCCTGGATGAGCATCTAGGTAGGCATCTACGTCAGCCGCAAGGTATCCAAGGTCTCTGGGTACGTCTGGGGTGTCTGTGTATACTGGGTATCTAAAGCCCTTACCTGTTGTGCTCATTTTTTTATTATACCACCTATCTATTTAATATATACGTGTGCTGGGCTCATGTATCTTGTTCCAGAAATAATAGGTTTTACTTCGTGGATATATGGCTCTTGAGATGGAAACATTATTAAGCTGCCAGCTGCTGGCTTTAAAGTAATATTTTGATTTGGAAAATGAATTTCTCCACCTTCGTAATCATCATTTATATAAGTTACAAGAGAGAAAGCCAAGTCTTTGTTTCCATCTTGACCGTCAAAGTGTGGGCCCATTGATTGGCCTTGATTCCATTTTTTAATTGGAATTTGATTTATTTCTAAATTATAATTATTTTTATCTAATCCATGGCTTTCAAGATACCTATCTGAGCACATTTCGGCTGCCATAATAAAGCTGTTTGCAATGTATAATGTTTTCTTATCAACTGCGTCAGAGCCAGTAGTTTCCTTTAGATTAGATCTAAATATATTTTTTGTTGCGCCATAAATTAAAGACTCATCATTACTTGCAGACCAGTTTTCCCATTTTGAAATTCTTGAATATGATTCTGGGATAGAGTCTATTTCTTCTATAAAGATATTTAGTTCTTTTGGATAGCTAAGAACATTTTCCCAATACCATATGTCTGGATGCAATGCATGTACATTGAACATTGTAAATTGTTTAAAATCAACATCGTTTTGCATATTAATTTTCCACTTCAGAGGCTGGGTATTGTTCTCCCTGTGGGGTTATTCTTACTCCCCTATTTCTATAATCTTCCCACTCTGCCGCTTCATCTTTTTGAATTGCTCTAACTTTTGCAAGCTCTTCTGCCCAAGCATCTCTTACCTCTTGTGGGTAATCGCTCTCTTCTCTGTCATCCCAAAATGATCCCAGCGTGTATCTAATTGATTTTCTAACCGTAGTGACTTCATGCATGTTATGAAAGCCTCCAGCAAATGTTACTAGCGTTCCAGTTTTTGGAACAATTGTAAGCCCATGCTTAAAGTTTAAAACTCCATCTTCAAAGTCATCGTTTAAATAAAGGAATGTTGCATATCTACTTCTAGTAAATGCACCAGAAACTCCATCATTAGATGTATTGTCAGAATGCATATTTGCAAATGCTCCTGGAGCCCATCTTTGAGAGTGCCAGCTTATTTGAGACATTTGTTCTGGGGATTTACCAGACATATCTGCAGTTGCATTTATAACTCTCTGTCTTAGGTCTTGAAAAAAATCTCCTGGTAGTCCGCAAGCAATTGTATCTGGGTCATTTAGCTCTGGGGTTCCTGATGAATATGACTCATAAAATGAGATTGGCATCCATCTTAGCTGATCTTTTTGCATCTTAATGGCTAAAACATCTATGATAGCCTTGCACTCATCTGGAGTTAAAAAATTATCATACTGTACGATATCTGGCTTGTGTCTAGTTATAATCATATTTCTTTCCATGTTATTTACCCTGACCCTTTTTATTACTCATGTAGTCTTCATATGAGATAGGCTTGCCATCTTTAAAATAAACCATATTTCTTTTATCATCATGATCTATTCTTTCCTGCTCCATCTTAGCCCATCTATAAGCTCCAAATTTTCTTTGATTTGCAAGCCATTCTTCTGTACCATTGTGTGGAGTCATGATAAAGTTTCTGACAAAGAATTTTTCATTAGTGTTAATTGTTTTTACACCGTGAAAATATGGCTCTGTAGAGGGGAAGACTAAAATATCTCCTGCTTGCGGCTTATGATTAATAAGATTCCCGTCAACATAGAATTCAATATCTCCTCCTTCATAATCATCATTAATATACATGGTGCATGTTATGGAAAACTTATCTCCAGGCATATCTTTTTGAGAGGTTATATGGTCTGTATGATATTGCATTGTCATGCTATTGTTTAGCGTATCAATGTTTGCGTGATATTTTGAATAGGAGCAACCACTGAAATGCCAGCCGTCTGGCAACTCAATACCGTGTCTTTCTACATAATCTAATATGACTTTGTTGTAAGCTTCTTCAACTTCTTCAACAAATTGCTTTTCTTTAATAAACATTTCTTCTTTTTGAATTTCAGCAGAAACTTCTCTTGGGTCCTTTTTTTGTGTGTACGTTCCAAAGTGTGCCCATGGATCCCATGTTTTTAAAAAGTACTTTCCTTCTGATGTCTTTTCAGATTCATTCATTACTGCATATAGCTGTCCTGGATCTCTTAAAACATTTCTATAAATATCTACTTTTGGATAAAGCTCTACATAATCTAATTTGCTCATGGCTGTTTTTCTCCTGTATGTTTTTTTATAGTCCAAAAAAATGGTGACGTAAACCTATTCCCAGATTTTACTGGGCGGACTCCATGCGTATAATTCATATCGCCTGGGAAAAAATATGCTGCTCCTGCAACTGGCTTAAATTCAATACCATGCTGAGGGAAATAAAGTTCTCCTCCTTCATAGTCATCGTTAAAATAAAATAATCCAGCTAAATCATACCATGGGAAATCGTTAGCCCTTCCTTTTTCTGGACCAGCATGAAATTCTTTATCTGCATGGGGTTCTTGTCTTGCGCCAACAGGCCAACGAACAATTGCTGGACCAGTTTCTTTTGCATCTACACTAAAAAATGCATCTACTTCTATTTTTAATCTATCTATCATGCTGTAGATAAGCTCAAGTATGCCTGGGTCGGATGCCATCAGAGAGTTATAAGTACATACTCTGTCTTCCCAAATTTTATGATCATATAAAACTAGCCCATCTGCATCACGATGAGTTTCTGTGACGTCCCAAATTTTATTGTTTAAAGCAAAGTCCATGAGTCTTTCTCTTTCCGCCAAAGAAAGAAAGTCTTTAATTTCTATAATGTTGGAAGAAGAATTTCCAAAAAAGCCAGAAGGTGTTATAGATATAGGAGCATTATTGCCCCAGTCGTTTGATGGTTTCATTTGCTTCCTCCTTTATTCATTATATCATTATTTGTTTTTAGTCTTATTGCCTTTACTTGGTGAGATCCAATTTTTCTCTTTAAATGATCTACTGCATCTCTATAAAAATTGGACCATGTTGCGGTTCTATTTAATTCATATATAACATTAGAATATTCTGTAGAATCAAACAAAGGCTCTGGGAGAGATGATAATTCTTTAAACTGCATCTCTGAGTTATTAATTGAATCTAAATTTATTGGCATTACTGATATTACTGGGGTTCCAGCCTTAATAGTTATAACTTCATTTGCTTTTGTTATCATCCATGCTGCTGGTAGCTCTCCTCTATAAAAAGATGTACTAATTAATGTAGTAAAAGGGGTTGCGCCGTCGATAAAAAGATTTGGTACAGGCATAGACATTAAAGTTGAGTTTTCGTCAGTCTTAAACATTATTCCAGTATTAAAGCTGATTGTTGCATTTGCTCTACCAGCATATGCATATTTTTCTCCAGATAATATTTTTACATGATCTGGACTGCTATCTGTAATTCCATCCCAAATAAATGATATGTCTTCTGGGAAAGATATACCCCAACCCAATTGATTGGTTAGGCTGACTGGGAAACACTTATAGGCATGTGCGTCAAATGTTTGATCCATCCAGTCTCTTTTTACTGATAGAGGGCTAACTTGGCCAAACCCTTCTCTAACAAAGTATGCCTCTATATTATACATTTTAGTTCTTGCCAGCTTGTGCGTCTTGCTCTAACCAGTTAGCTCTCATCTGCATAAACTCTTGTCTATGAGCATGGTCATTATAATCTAGCATAGTCACAATTGAAACCTTCATTCCAGAATCAACTGGCATTGCCCTATGTGAAAACAAATATGTTGATGGGAATATATATAGATCTCCAGCTTTTGGTTTAATATCTAGATTAAGCTTAGGGAAATATAAATTTCCGCCTTCATAGTCGTCATTTACATATGCAACTAATGAAACTGTAGCGCTATAAGAAAACCCATGGTCTGCATGCTCTTGGAAATGTTGTCCCTTTCCATATTTGATGCAGTTCATTACTTCCCAGTAATCCATTTTTACATTATACATTCCGCAATAGTCTTCAACGGCTGGGGACTGTGATTTTTTTAAATCTGTCCACAAACTAGAAACTAATTGCTCTGTTTTAGATCTAGGGTTTTTAATTTCTCCGACTTTAATGTCTTCACAGTCTCTGTATGATGGTCTTTTTTCGCTATACCCAACAAAGCCAAACGTCCATGCGTATCTTGTATCGTTCTCGCTTATAGCAGATTCGCCAATTTCATTGAGCCTATTAATAATATCAAGGTCGTTCTTAATTACATTTCTGTAAACCCATACGCCTGGGAAAAGCTGTTCTTTAGAAGAAAAGCTAAAAGATTCATTTATATTTGTCATATACAAATTGTATCATTTATATTTATATAGCACAATAGCAAGGGTTGCCCCTTGCTATTGTTTTGTATATTATTAATACGATCTGATGAATCGTGAACCAAATGTTGGTGGCGCAAAGAAGCTTGGTGGCGCAAAGAACACTGGTGGGGCAAAGAACCCTGGTGGTGCAAAGAACACTGGTGGGGCAAAGAACCCTGGTGGTGCAAAGAACACTGGTGGGGCAAAGAACCCTGGTGGGGCGAAGAACCCTGGTGGGGCGAAGAAGCTTGGTGGAAAGAATGGTGGGAAAAACGGTGGTGCAAAGAAAGTAGGAGAAAGCGTGGTAACAGTATTAGTGTTATTTGATGCGGCTGATCTTCCATTAGCGTTGTCTGCATATACGTTATAGTATTGAGATGTTCCAGCAGTATCTGCAATTGATACAGATAAAGCAGCGGTGTTACCAGTTGATGCATCATTTCCTACAACATAGTAATTTGTAATTGCAGTTCCACCTGTTGCTGGAGCTGCCCACTGAACTGTGTTTGCGTTAACTCCTGCTGTTGCAGAGGCGCTTGTTGGAGCACCAGGAACAGTTGTAGCTGTTGCTGAAGCTGTATTTGAATCTACTGAAGTTCCATAAGCATCTGCTGCTCTTACTGTATAAGAGTAAGCTGTATCTGATGTTAATCCAGTATTTGAATAAGTTACTGTAGGGTGAGCAACTGTTGCAATTTCTGCTCCACCACGCATAATCTTATATGATGTTGGAGTGTTTGCTCCAGAAGGTGCAACCCATGCTAGATCAATTCGTCCATCATTGAATGGTCTGTTAGCTCCAACATTTGTTGCAGTTAAGCCAGTTGGAGCGTTTGGTCCAATGAAGTTGTCTTGGGCTGCGGCCTTATTACCTATATTTTTTGACATTTTATTCTCCTATTTTCCAATTATGCTCTTAGATCTCCAGCTAACAACCATGTTGTTGCTGCAACCTTAGTGGCTGTTACTGATGAACTTGTTGTTCTTAATGTTGCACCTGGTGTTGCAAGAATTGTAACTCCAGACCCAGTTATATTAGCACCAGTTCCTGCTGACTGGTAGAAGCTGATTGAAGAACCGATTGCATACTTTGCATTTCCTGTTGCTTCAAAGCTGACGTTTACTGCTCCTGATAGAGGAACTAGTGAATCTCTTACTGCTGCATCTGTTCCAAGCGCATCTAGTGTTGTGCTTGCTGAAACTGCTGTGGCAATTGATGTGAGAGAAGGTACGCCTGCTTTTGTCTGTGTCTTATCTGCAAACGCTACACCTGCTGCTGCAACTGTTACTGTTCCAGTAAAGGTTGGGGAAGCAATTGGTGCTTTAGATGCTAAGCTAGTAGTAACTGTGCTTGCAAAGTTTGCATCATCTCCGAGTGCTGCTGCAAGCTCATCAAGTGTATTGAGTGCTGCTGGAGCTCCTGTTAGCAATGCATTTACTTGTGAAGTTGCATCTGCAATTGCTTCTGACTTAGCAGTTGCGATTGCTGAAGCCTGTGCTGTAGAGACTGGCTTTGATGCATCGGCTGTATTATCAACATTTGCAAGTCCTACTGAAGACTTTGTAAGTGCTGCAACTGCTGCTGCAACCTTAGAGTCTGCTGCTGTTCCTGCTGCTGTAATTGCGTCTGCTTCTGCTGCATCAGCATATGCTGTTGTTGCAAGAAGTGCAGTATCTGCAATTCCGTGAACGTTTGTTGTTAGAGCTGAGTGTGTTGAATCTGCTGTTCCAAGTGCTGTTAGCTGTGTTTGAATTGAAGATGTGACGCCATTTAGGTATCCCATTTCAGTTGCATCAACTAAACCAATTGTTGTTGTTGCTGGAAGAACAACTGCACCAGTAAATGTTGGTGAATCAATTGTTGCTTTTGTAGCTAGGGCTTCAGTTAGTCCAGAAATCTTTGACTGAGCTATTCCTGCTGCTGTTGCAATCTTGTCATTTGTGATTGCTAGATCTTCAATCTTTAAAGTAGTAACTGCTGAATTTGCAATTTTATCTGTAGTTACTGCTGCATCTGCAATTTTACCTGTAGTTACATTAAGGTCTGCTATCTTACCTGTAGTTACGTTAGCATCAAGAATTTTGGCTGTAGTAACAGAGTCAGAAGCCAACTTAGCAGCAGTTACAGAATCATCTGCAAGCTTTGCAGTTAAAATTGCACCATTTGCAATTTTTGCAGTACTTACTGCAACATCTGCGATTTGAGCTGTTAAAATTGCACCGTCTGCAATTTTTGCAGTAGTTACTGAGCCCGAAGTAAGTTTATTTGAGCCAATAGAATCATCAGCTACAGAAGCTAGCTTAGAATTAAGTTGTTCCTGGATTGATGAAGTAACCCCTCCTAAGTGCTGAATTTCTATATTTGTAACTGATCCAATTCTTGCTGCATCTGCGTACAAAGTTCCTAGCTCTAGCTTATCTTTTGTATATGTAGTAAAATCTACTGTTGTTCCAGGTTCTGATACTACTCCTGAGAATAGCTTCCAGATTCCCTGATCTGAAGCATCACGAACAAGTCCTGCATGCTGGTATGTACCATCATTAAATGCTGCTACTACTCCAAGGTCAAGTGAGTTTGACTGGTTACCGTCACCAATATAAATCATTGGGTCATCATATGAAACGTTTGTTGAATTTACTGTTGTGGTTGTTCCATTTACAGTTAGATTTCCGCTAATAGTTACATTATTTGCTGTTACTACACCGCTTGAAGTTACGTCTTCTGCCATTAATGTTGCTGCAGATATTGTACCTGATGTATTAATATTTGTTGTTAGAGTATTTAAAGGAAGTTGTGCTTGTGGCACCTTGACGTTTGCGTCTAGTGAAGCAACTCCATTCATTGATCCTCTGTCTGTTACTTCTAAGTAATCTGAAAGAGAGTTATTTACTCCATTTACTGCAGCGTCTGTATATGTTGCTGCTGCTGTGGTTGCTGCAGAGAGAGTTGCTGAAGCTTTTGTGCTTGCATCTGCTGCTGCTGCTGAAATTGCTGCTGCTTGGGCTGCTGCTGCTTTTGTGCTTGCATCTGCTGCTGCTGTTGCTTCTGCTGCAGTCTGTGCAGCACCTGCTGCTGAAGTTGCAAATGCTTTTGTTGAAATAACGTCTGTATCAACAGTTATAGTTATTGTATTTGCACCATCGTTATAAGTCTTTGTTAAACCTGCACCCATTGAAAGTGCTGTATTTATAGCGTCTTGGGAAATTTCACCAATTGCTACATCTGAGTTATTTGCGTAAGCAAGAGCTGTCCATGTGGATGACCCGTTACCAAATTTAAATAAATTAGTGTTTGTTTCAACACCCATTTCACCTGCAGCTAATACTGGATTTGCTGTGGTCCATTCTGAAGCTAAACCTCTACGTACTTGAATTCTTACTGTTGACATTATGCCACCCCTTTTATTTGATATATTGAAATTATAGCATTTAAACCATTACAATTAAGCATTATGCTACTAATGCTCCTGAATCAAAAGTCATTCCAAACTCAGTAGTTGAAGCGTCTCCTCCAGAAACATACTTGCTTGTTCCTGATGGTGTAACTCCATTTGCCTGAATAATATATGTTGGTTGACCATTGTAATCAATTGCCAATCCGACATCCATAAATGACAACATTGTGTTCTCATTTGGAATTTCTGAATACAAAGCTATAGGCTGCCAAGATCCATCGACCTGGACTTGTAGCCTTTTTGTTGTTGTATCAAAAGATATTGGGGCTGTTCCTAATACGATATTAGAATCAAACGTTGCAGTTCCTGCTACATTTAACCCATTCTTTACTTTAAAGTTCTTATCTACTGTTGCCATTTAAGTTCACATATCCCCTAATTGTTTATTGTGGGGGATTTTTAAGGAATCCCCCAAAACCTTTATTTAATTATTTAATTAATGTTCCAGATACTTTGATTGTTGAATCATTTACTGGATTTACTCTTACTCTTACATTTGAACCTGATACATCTGCTGTAATAGTTCCTCTTGATCCATTAGTTCCGACAATTGCATATTCTGTAATTGCTACGTTATCTGATGAATCTAGTGTTACTAGAATTTCTGATATTTCATTGTGTGTTGCGTTGTCAATTTTAACAAGGAACTTGCCTGAGCGATAATCCGCCTTTGGCCACTCATAAGCTGTTCCAGCAACTGCTGCTGTTCCAGAAGATGAAGCTGCAATTTGCTTAGCCTGATCATTAACGTTTAGTGCTGTAAATGCTGTTGTTCCTGCTTGCTGTGCTGTATTAGCTGCTGCTGCAGTTGCTTCCGCTGCTGCTTGAGCTGCGTTAGCCTTTGTAGTAGCATCAGTTGCTGCTGCAGTTGTTGCTGCAGACTGTGCTGCTCCAGCCTTTGTAGTTGCGTCAGTTGCTGCTGCTGCGATAGCGGCTGCCTGAGCTGCGTTAGCCTTAGATGTTGCGTCAGATGCTGCAGTTGATACTGAAGCTGCGTCACCTGATACTCTGAGAGCTGCTTCTGCAGCCACCTTGTCTGTTGCATCTGTAGCTGATTCTGACTTAGCTGTTGCTATTGCTGTTGTAACATCTGCTGAGTTAGCTTTTAGAGCAAGTGCTGATGTTAATGTTGTTGTGTAGTTAGCATCATTATTGATTGCATCGGCTAATTCATTTAATGTATTAAGAAGCGCTGGTGCACCGTCTACTAATGAATCTACTGCTGCTCCAATTGCTGTATTACGGTTTGAAACTTCTGTTGAGATTGCTGCTGTGAGAGCTGCTGCGGCTGTTGCTTCTGCTCCAGCTTTTGCTGCATTAGCCTTTGTAGTAGCATCTGTTGCTGCTGCTGAGATAGCGGCTGCTTGAGCGGCATCTGCCTTAGTAGTTGCGTCAGCTGCTGCTGTAGAAACAGAGGCTGCATCGCCTGATACTCTAAGTGCTGCTTCTGCTGCTACCTTGTCTGTTGCATCTGCTGCTGCAGTTGATACTGAAGCTGCATCACCTGATACTCTGAGGGCTGCTTCTGCTGCTACCTTTGTAGTAGCATCTGTTCCTGCTGCAGTAATAGCAGCTGACTGAGCTGCTGAAGCCTTTGCACTTGCATCTGATGCTGCAGTAGCTTCTGCTGCAGACTGTGCTGCTGCTGCTGATCCTGCTGGATCAAATACGCCAGACTTTACGGATAGCTTTCCAGCTCCGTTTACTTCAAGCTGTGTTGCTTCTACTGATTTTACAAGAGTAGCACCGCCAACAAGATTGAGGATATAACTGTCTGATCCTGTTTCTGTAAGTATATTTTGGCCATTGATTGTACCTGAAGTACCTTCAACAATGAGGCCAGATTTAATTCTAAAGTTTTTTGTTACTGTTGCCATTTATATGACTCCTCTTACTGCTTTTTTTGTTATGCCTTAAGCGCTGTTCTTGAAAATCTAACTGAAATAGAACCAGAAACAGGGGTGATTCTTAAACTAATTATACCTGAGTTTTCTTCAAAGGTATAACTAAATAGACTTGTGTTTGTATTTGATATGATGTTTGATTCTGAAACCATTATGTTTGTTCCATCATGTGAGGCAAGGATCTCTGATGTATAGACATCTGAACCCTTTGTTACCTGCAAATTATAGTTGACTGTTCTCCATGTATCTTTTGCAAATGAATCTACGTTAGTTGGATTTTCAATTCCATAAACTGTAAGATCATTATTTCCCTCTAAACCTAAAAGCTCTGAGATTGTGTCTGAGCTATTAGTAAGGTTTGTTAGTGCTGTCTCAATGGTGCTAACTTTATATGTTAAAGAGTTTGCATCCGATGAACCATTTGCTCCAACTTTTGTTTGTAATGCCTCTATAGCATCATTTGCATTTGAATGCTGTTCTGAATGTGATGGTGCTGATAATGCATCTGATCCGCTTGGATTAATAAGTTGATCTATTGCATTTGGATAACTGGTGGCCATTGGCTACCCCCTTGTGTGAATCGTGTTACTTAGTTAATTATATCTTATAAAACTTTATAAACCAGGCTAATTTACCATTTTTCTAATGGACATTGGGCTAACAAAATCTTTGTCTTTAACTTCATTAAACATCCGCATTTTCTGCATTGCTTAGTTAATCCGATAAATTCTGGACATGACTTACATATCCCATATCTTTCTTCTTGAACAGATTCTGAGGCAAATTCAGTGCTTGGATTTAAAAAATCCCATGGTTTTGTTTCTTTCATATATGATTAATACGATCTGATGAAACGTGAACCAAATGTTGGTGGAGCGAAGAATACTGGTGGAGCAAAGAATACTGGTGGTGCGAAGAATACTGGTGGTGCGAAGAATACTGGTGGTGCGAAGAATACTGGTGGTGCGAAGAATACTGGTGGAGCAAAGAATGCTGGTGGAGCGAAGGAAGGTGTTCCACAACCCGCTTGTGCGGCTGCAGCCAAAGCATCAGCAGACGTTGATCTATACTTAAGAACTTCTCTATTTGAGCTTGGGCCAGTAATAACATCTGTTGGCATTGATGATGCTGTGTACGGTCCGCTAACAGATGGTGCAGATCCATAAACTCCAGAGAAGTTATTGCAAGCAGAGTACCCTTGGTAATAAGTTACAGTCGGTTCAGGCGGCGGAGCCTGATAAGAATATTTTGATACAGTAATTGTAGGAATAGGCGAAGCATTTACAGATGTTCCTCCTGCGGGAGATTGAGATGCAACAATTCCTTCTTTTGTATAGTCTGCAGTTGAGGTTACTGCTCCTACTGAAACATTGTAGCTTGATGTACTAGAAGGATTATATGTTCCAACTAAATTTGGTATTGTAAATTGTGCTGGTGCAAAAGCGGGTGGGGCAAATACTGGTGTTTCACAAGCTGCTTGTGCAGCAGCTGCTAAAGCCGCAGCAGAGGTTGTTCTATATCTAATAACTTCTCTTGCTGTTGATGGACCAGTAGTAATATCCATTGGTATTGATGATCCTGTGTATGGGCCATTGACGGATGGTGCAGATATATAAGGGGCACCATTGTTTGCGTTACAAGCAGAATATCCTGCATAATAAGTGTATTGGGGAGCAGCTTCATAAACGTATCTATACACAGTAATTGTTGGTTTTGGAGATGTGCTTACAGATGTACCAGCTCCTGGAGACTGCATGTAAACCTGTCCCTCTTTTGTATAATCAGTAGTACCCAATGTCGAACCATTTGAAATATTATAGTTTGATGTACTAGAAGGATTATATGTTCCAATTAGATTTGGTATTGTATATGTTGTTGGGGGAACTGGGTTTGATTGTGCAGAGTTGCTACTTGCTGTTGCTGAAGTTGTTCTTAAATCTGTTGTTAAAACATATACAGAAGATGTTATTGTCATATTATCATACTGTGTTGTGTCATAAAGATTTATAGTGTCTGACTCATAAATAAATGCACTATCTATTGGAGACCCATTAGCAAACCATTCGTATAGATAGCTATAAATAGAAGATGTATTTGACCAAGTTCCAGTGGTTGAAGCAAAGACTCTTCCGTTTGAAGTTGATACTGTAGGCGCTACCTGATTAACTGGAAGAGGAACTGCGGGATATACTATAGAAAGTGGTGGTGTTGAAGACCAAGATGTCTCTGTAAATCTTGGAGCTGTTCCAGTAACTGTAATTGTAAATGAACCAAATGTCGATCCTCCTTCTCCAAACTGATCTATATCAAATGAGGTGGCTGACGGATCATTTAAAAATGAGCTTGCATATAATTGACCATTGTTGTATATTACCCATGATGTTTGATCTATTAGGGTATTAGTCCAGCTTAATCTTCCTCCCCATGAGAATGATTGCATCGTTGTTGTAACGTAAGGTTTATTTGGTTTTAGATCACTAATTGATGCATTTTTGCCTAGACCAGTGAGAGCCATTCCAGAAGCATTTGAATTATTTTTTGGATTGATTAAAATTCCAAGGGTTCCTCCAGAGCTTCCAGTATCTATTGTTAAAGTGTTAACATCTCCAAGTGATTGGTTTTCTGTAAAAGCAACTTCTGGTCCTTGATACTGTATATAAAAATCATTTGCGCCAATTGGTTTTTCCCAATCAATTTTGACAACTCCATTTGAAATAACTGTGGCGGAAATAACAGAAAGTTTTTGTGGTGCTATTATTGGACTAGGAATAGTATAGACATCAGGAGTATTATCTCCAGCAGCATTTGTTGCAGTTACCTTACATCTTACTACGTATCCTACATACTTAAGGTATCTTGATGTGTTCCACTCATCTTCATCTAAAAATAAAGTATTTGTAGTTTTGTTTGGTATATCAGACCAATTATATCCAGATGAGCTGTATGGAGCTTTTTGCCATTGATATTTAAATGATGTGGGAGAATTTTCCCATACTCCATTGGAAACAGAGACAGTTTCTTGTGCAGCATATAAATATACTCCTTCTGATAAAGATAAAATTGGGAGCTCTGTATTTTTTGGCTTTAGATCAAGTAGTGGTTTCCATTCTGATCCGTCCCAGATATATGCCGCTTTAGATTCATTCCATGTTGTTCCATCATGAATCTCTATTTTTTTTAAAGGATTCCAACTGGAACCGTCAAAAATATTTAGCGGCATTTGGTCTCCTTAGAATTGAATGTAAATATCTCCAGCAGAATTTCCGCTTGAAGGTGGCGTTACATTTGTTCCATAACTTATTTTATTAACACTTGACCCAGAAACTCCATTTGTATATCCAGTAATAACAGTTCCGCCAAGTGCTACTGCTGTTCCATTTATATTAATTGAATTATTTTCAAGCATAGTATTTGATATTACGGGAACTGCAGATGTTAATATTTTTCCAGATACATCTAGTCCAGCATATCCGCTAGCCTGGTTTCTTTCATCTTCTGGCTGATACCCTCCGAGTGAACTCTCAATTCCGTCTATTGCCAGGTCTGTGTAGTCGTTAGCGGCAGTTAAAGTAGTGGCTAGGCCTGAAGTTAAATTAATAGTTGTAGCATATCCAGATATTAATGCTCCTGTTGGTATTGTAACTATTCCAGTAAATGTAGGAGACTCAATTGGTGCAAAGCCTGAGATGTTTGCTCCCGCTGGTATTGTTACTGTTCCAGTAAATGTTGGTGAAGCGATTGGTGCTTTTGCTGCAAGTGCAGTTGTTACTGCTGATGCAGCTGTCTGATCTGCTGAAATGTAATCTGCGATTTCCTTAAGAGTATCAAAGGCGGTTGGTGCAGATGCAATAACCCCTTCAATAGCAGAAACTAAATCTGAAGATCTTGCTATCGTTTGTGGTATAACAGATTCTAATACTTTGCTGTTTGAGTCTAAGCCAGCAATTCCACCAGAAGAATTTCTATCTGAAACTGGAATGTAATTTGTTAACTCTGAAATTGGGGCATAATTTGTTAAACTAGTATTAATTTCTGTTCTTAAATCGTCTACCGCTCCAAGAGCGGAAACTAGAACAGAAGTTCTTGCTGCTTGAGTTGCTGTAATTGCTCTTGAATTTGTAAAATATAAATTAGATCCTTCTGGAACATCTGAAGTTGACCCTATGTTTCCTATTGGTGGTGTAAAAGATCCTAATGCAGCATCAGTATATGCATTAGCAGAAATAAGCTGCTGATCTGCATAACTTCTTGTTTCTGCAATAAGTGGGCCAACAATATTGTTAACTCTTAGAGGAGTAAAATAAAGTCTTGTTCCTTCTTCTATATCAGATGTTGTAAGTGAATTAATTGCATTATTAGTAAATAATTCTGCATCTGCTCTGGCAGTTAATAAAGCTTGGTTTGCTTTTAGTGTTGCATCTACTAATGCTACTGCATTAGATTGATTTACTTTTGCGGTTGCATCTGTTTTGGCTGCATCTAAAGCAATAGCTGCGGAACCAATTGCGTCAAACATTGACGCACCTGCATTTTGCACTCTAATGTTTGTAAAATATAAATTACTTCCTTCTTCGATGTCTGTTGTAGTAATTGAAGATAAAGCATTTTGTATTGCTAATAAAGCTTCTGCGTCAAGTGACACCTGGTCTGGTAGTTGTGACAGAGGAATTTTTCCATCTGATCCTAATGTAGCAACTCCATTTGCTTGTCCTGGCTTGAGGGCATAATTTGTAAGGGCATTCCATCTTTGCGTTCCATTACCAACTTTAAATTTAAGTGTATCAGTTTCTATACCAATTTCACCGTTTAAAAGAAGTGGATTGTTTGCTGTCCAGTTTGCTGCTATGTCTCTTCTTAATTGAATTTTTAATGCCATTATGAGCCTCCTCCATCAAGTGATGGTGCGTCGAAATCTTCGGAACCTCCGCCACCTGTTCCCGTTTCTGTTGTTTCTTCTTGTGTGCCATCAAATAAACCAGCGTCAAATAAACTTTCTTCTACGAATGACGGTGTTGCTAGATTATCTGATGGATTTCCACCATCATAACCTATAATCTCTGGCAATACTTTTCCTGGTGTATTTGGATTAGATAATGATTTAAAATCAATTTGATTTTGTATATCAATTGTATGTACATCTCCATCAAATGTGTGGGTGTGCATATAAAATGGTGTTGGGTCTGTACTTGGTGGAGTAAGCTCTATCCAGGTAGTTCCATTATGAACACGCAAATTTTTAGTTACCGTGTTTATATAAATTTCGCCAACTTGTCCAAAAACTGGGTCTGTTGACAAAGCTAGAAGTCTTAGTGGGACTAGCATTTGTCTAGACATGATTAACCTACTACAACTACTCTGTATTCTCCAGCAGCTGGTGCAGAGGCAAAGTTGATGGTTACAGAATTTGCAGCTGATCTTTGAACATCTGCTTCTACTTGAGCAAATGGTGCCGCTGATTCAAAGATTTGTACAGTTACATCTGTTGTACCAAGATTGTGTGTTATTGTATAAGATGTTGCTGAAGCTCCAAGAGTTTCTGCATACTTTCTAGTAATTACATGATAATCTGTTCCATTATTAGTTAATGTCCATTTATCAGATGTTTCATTCCATAGAATTTCTACATCTGTTTCTGATCCACGCTCAACTGTTAGTCCAGCGTCTGTAGTTGGGGCACCAGTAAAATTACTGTTAAGCTTTACCTTATTATCTTCAATATTAATCTGTGTAGTGTTTACAGAGTTAACAGTTCCAATAACATTTAAGTTTCCGCCAACTTGTAAGTTTCCAGCAATTTCTACATTGTCTGGCAAACCAATTGTTACTGCGGCATTATGTCCGCTATTTGGAGAAACAGTAACTTCGTTTGCTGTTCCAATAATAGTTGCTACATAGTCACCTGTTGTTTGTGAATCTAAATTAATATCTTTTACAGTTACTACGCCTGCATTTACATTAAAGTCTGCTGCATCAAAAGAAGCAACACCCTTGTTTGTTGTACTTGCATCTTCTGCTGAAATTGTAATTGCATTATTTGTTACAGCAACATCAATTCCTTCTCCGCCATTTACTGTTAATCCTTCTGTAAGAAGAGAAATTGCAGTTGTTCCAGTGTCTCCAGTTATTGAAAGTTCTGTTGCAACATCTACTTCACCAGCTGCAGTTAATCTACCTTGCTGATCTACTGTAAATGTAGGTATTTTTGTTTGTGAGCCATATGAACCAGTTGTTACTGCTGTGTCATCTAAATCTATTGTTGTAATTCCTGTAGAATCAACGTATGTCTTTGTTAGTCCAACTCCGCCTTCAATTGATGCGCCAATTGCATCTTGAATTACTTCTTGAGAACCACTCATTGACTGCCATGGACCGTTTGGTGATGCTAGTCCATTGTAGTAGTACATAACATTGTCGCCACTGTTGTAGTAGATCTGACCAATGACTGGGTTTGATGGGGCTGAGCCTAAGTTTTGAATTCTAGCATTGAGTAATTCATTCTTGTTTAAATCAATGCTTACTAAAAATTTTCTTGCCATTTTTATATCTCCTTTTTAGGACAGGTATGCTGTCCCCGAAAATGGCTGGGCCATTGTCAATGTTATTTGGTTAATACTATTATAGTCTATTCCCGTTTCTAAGATGTCCCCAGAACTTGACTTGACTGAAACATTTGGGTTAAATTGCAAATTGTGATTTATGACTACCGAATATATGCCATTTACTGGGCCAGTTATTTGGCTCATTTCCCATGAATACATGAATGATACTTGCTTATCTAGAACAAAGCTGTCCTGTATATTCCAAGAATTTGAAACTAGTGACTTCGGACCCCAAAACCTTGTGGTGTTTGTATCAAAGTAGAAGTCTCCTGGGGCTCCGAGAGAATTTGCTGGGTTTCCTTCACCGCTAATAATTGTTCTTCCTGGGGACCCAGATGCTCTTACTACTACAAGTGGATTATTTTCGGTTACAATTAAGCGGGTTGCCATTATATAGTTACCGCCCTATTTAATGTTAGATATCCCTCTAGAAGTCTTGTTATGTTAATGCTTGGATCAATTATAACTAAGTCGTATGCAGACTTTGGATAAAAAAGCTTTTTTGTTCTTTCTGGTGATAAAGAAACTGAAATTTTTCCTAAAGATGGGGTAATTACAATTCCGTCTTGCTCTGTTAATGTAAATGCTAGCTTTTTACCACCTTGTGTATCTCTTACTTGCATTTTTGCTGTGTGGTGATTTAATTGTATTGGATCATTCTCTTCATCAAGATACTGTACCTCAAAAGTAAACGTCGTGTTCTCGTCTACTTGAAAATTTTTTTGAGCTGCCATTTTTTACCCCTAAAAGGAAATACCCTTACACCATTTTAGCATAAGGGTATTCCTAATTGACTAATAATTACTTGCTTGTAAATCCGAATTCTTTATTGCTTGGGCTTAATGCCTTTAAAATTACTGGAGCTACTGCGGCTACGCCAGCTGCAATTAAATCCTTTGGATTGGTATTCCCAGTCATGTATAGAGCTGTCGCTGCGGCCAAAAATGCTCTGCCGTATGTTCCGAGTGCTGCTAAAATTTGTTCTTGCATTGTTACTATCCCATCTTTATTTAAATCAGCTTTATCAAATTTTTTGATAGCCATTTTATCATCTCCATTTGGGCGGTGTTGCCCATGAATTTTGGTTTTACCCAATACTGTTATTCTACCACTATGCGGATATATCTACAAGCTCGCAGTTACCGTCTGAACTGCATGCAAGGGTTGCAGAGGGTGAGGTTCCATCTTCTGTTTCATAAAACGATAAATCTTCCCAGCGGATATTTTTAGGCATTTTTGAGACAAGAGCCAGATACTCCTCTTTTGAAACTTCCTGGTATGGTGCCTGCTTATATGTGTGATCTGAGTGTGGTAAGAATGAAATTCCAGACACTTCATCAAAATTCTTATATACCCATGCTCCAACTTCCATCCATTCGTCTTCTTTTACGGAAACAGTAATAGATGGTTTGTGTTCACACCATGCACGTTGATAAACTAACCAAATATTCAAATGATCGATTGCTGTAAGATCATTTCTAACAATTGCACCTTCTGGAGCTTTGACTGGAAATGAAAATACATATGTTTCATTTGGCTTCATAACGTCATCTTCTACTGGAATACCAACTTCCTTTAAAAATGTAGAAATTGGATCTCCCTTAGATCCACGAACTGTACGAATATAATATGGAGAATGCCATGGATGCATTCCTGAAGATACCCCGACCAATTGAGATACTGTTCCAGAAGGCTTTACGCATGTAATAGCTGCAGACTCAGGAATCCCAATTTTCCCAGACTCTTCTTTGTTAACTTCTCTTGCTTTTTCACGAAGCGTCATAAGAAATGCTTCAAGCATAACTAGATCTTCTTTTCCAGACATAAATTTGTTCCCAAACTGCCCAGTCAATGAAACTCCAAGAAGTCTCTCTTCTTCGGTATTGTCTTTCCAAATTTTACGAAGATACTTAAAGTCTGTAAGTGTCGACTGCCATGTGCCGAGGATTGTTGCTAGCTCGACTTTTCTTTCTATGTCTTTTTTAGTATCGTTTTCACGTAATACAACTTCTGAAAGGTTGCAGAACTGATAAGGACGAAGAATAATTTCAGAGCATGGATTTGTTCCATAGTGAATTTCTGGATCTCTTCGGCCAAACTTTGCTGCTTGTGCTTGTGCTGCTGCAACATTGTAAATTCCACGTTCTCCAGACTTAGAGTCATAAAGAGACTTCCACTCTGCAATAAACTGTTCCATTTCTGGTTTGCGAGAATAAGCAACTGAGTTATTAGATAGGGCACGTTGCGGACTTCCTTCCCACCAGCTACCAGATTTTGCTTGAGCCATTTCAATGTCGTTAATATTTGAAAGTGAAATCATTGCTGATCGTCTAACTCCACCCACAACAACAACTTCACCAATTTTGCACATAATATCATGACACTCAATTGGCTTTAGGTTTCTGCCTGCTGCATTTTTAAATTTAGAAATAGTAAAATCAAAAAGATTAATTAGTGGTTGTGGACCAGAAGAACGACCACCCATTGTCTTTAATCTTGCACCAGCAGGTCTAACTTTAGTTACATCAATTGCTGGAATGTGTCCCGTCCAAAGAAGTGCAAGGAGTTCACGATATGCTTTAGCCCAACCTTGTTTTGAATCTTCAACTACAATAACAGTATCTGATTTTTCAAGTTTTTCTGGGACGGCAGGAAGCTTATTAATGTACTTGTATTCTACTGAGAATCCAACTCCAGTTCCACACATCAAAACATACATAGTCTCATCAAAAGAGCGTGGAGAATCAACTGGCAAGAAAGCACAGTTATATCCTGCTACATTATCTCTTTCAAGTGCAGCTCCAGAAGTCATAACAGATCTCATAGAGGGCATTACATTTCGTTCAAATACAAACTCTTTTAATTCCGCAACAAGCTTTTCATTTGGAATGTAATTGTGATTTTTTTCTAAGTGATCCGTCATAAAAGAAAAGTATCTATCTACTGTTTCTCCCCATGTCTCTCTACGTCCTTCTGCTTCTACCCATTTAGCATATCTTGATAGTGCAATAAAGTTTTCATAAGGATTTTCAATAGTATTTTTCATTTGTCGCCTTTTCTTCCGCCGTACGGATTGATTAATTTTTAAGTGAAGTCTAAGTGTATCAAACTTTTTTATAAAAGAAAAGAAAAATAATTTTTGTTGTTGTTTTTTAGTTAACTATAATATATAATACTCTATATATACATATATATAATATATGTTGATTTTTGTTGATTTGCTGACCCCCCGACCCCCCTATTGGAAGTATACTATTTACATATTCTTTGTCAAGAGAAAAATGATTTGACATGTTCTCAATTCAAATGGTATGATTATATCTCGCTATCTCTAAAGGAGGAAATGCCAATGGAGAATATAAAGCAAAGTTTAAGCGATATTGTTCATCAATATGCTGCGATTGCAATTACAGTAATGTTTTTGTTTTCGAATACAGTTGGTGCACCAGCCGCTCAAGCTCTAATAGTAAAACCAAAGACAGAAGTACAACTTAAGAAAGAAACCTTAGAGAAGTACAGCAATACTGTTTATAAGCCTTCACAAATGCTTTCAGACACAGAACTGAAAGAACTACTGGTAGCAGTAGGCTTTGAAGGAAAAGCCCTTAAAACGGCTTGGGCCATTGCCAAGAGGGAGTCCAACGGACGACCAATGGCATACAATGGTAACAGGAATACTGGAGACAGTTCTTACGGAATTTTTCAGATCAATATGTTGGGTTCACTCGGCACAGATCGTAAAGAAAAATTTAATTTAAAGTCAAACGTACTATTATTTGACCCAACTATAAATGCAGAGATAGCGTACCATATGTCCAACGGCGGAGAAAATTGGACAGCTTGGAAGGGTTTAACCCCAAGAGCAAAGGAATTTTATTTAAAGTTCCCGACAAATTAGAAAGGAAGTGTAATGAGGATACAATATGTGTCTACATACATTAAACTTTCGGAAGAGGGCCTTGTTCCTAAGCTATTATGCCCACAGGATCAAGGCTCTCTTCAATGTAATGGCGATGGAGAGTCTTTAATTTATTTATATTGCCTTGAGTGCAATTATAAAAACACAATGGGCATAACAAAGTATGAGAATATAGTAGAATTAGTAAATGAACAACAAAGAGTTTGAGTTTGAGTCAAATATAGTATCTCCTACGGATGCTATGGGAAGAGAAATTTGGTGGGAAGATGCAGGAAGACCAGAAGGCGGAGACGAGTAATTTAGAGGATAGCCTACCAATGGTTACCTACATAATGCTTCACAGGATATATGATTTGCTTAGCCTTATAGCTAGCAAAGTTGCAGATCCAAAAGATGTAGAAAAAATAATTGAATATCATGATGCGGGCTACCTACTAGGGCCAGTCCCCTCTTTTAACCCAGGAGAAGAAAATGAATAAAGAACAAATATTTTTGTTTATGGTCGCTGAGTTTGAAAATGCAAACAGGGTGGCCATGATGAATAGCGGAATGTCTGAAGAAGAAGCGACTCTTAAAAATGAAGAATACTCTGCATCCGTAAACTTTTTGCTAGCTCAGGTCGTAGAAAAAATGTTTGAGAAAAACATATTTTAAGTATTGATTTTTAATAACATATATACTATTATAGAGTTACGCTAGTTGAGTAAATCCTGGCGTATGCATGAAAATGCACAAGACCCCTACGGATCCGCCTCTGTAGGGGTTTTGCATGATATAATATAATTACTATGGCTCATCATTTTGCAAAGTTTATGCTTAGCCCACAGTTTAACCATAACTGCGATGCATCTTGTAAAATTAAAGAGCACCATAAAAAAGAATCAATTTTAGAAAAACTACTCAAGAGGGTTGGTAAAAAATAATGTTTTATGACAGAGAAGATTGCATCAAAGCATCATTCTTTCCAGATGATTATGGGACTCCAAGTGGGGTCTTTATATTCAAAGGATTTTACACAGACGAAGAGTGTAAGACAGTAGAGGACGCATTAAGAGACTATGACCTTAGCGGAAATTATACCGATACACTTATAAACTGGTATGCAAATAAAGTCAGTCCACCACTCAAGGAGCTACACGCACTTTGGGAAAAGGGTAGCGAATTGCTATACCCAGAGTATGTAATGCACCCACAAGCAAACGTTCTTGTTATTGTTCCAGAAATGAATGAAGGAATGTTTACCCACTCCGATTCTCCTGGAAAGGGAGAATGCCACAGACTATCACAGGTAGACGTATGGAAAACATGCTGCGAGCTTGATTATGGCCTAGTAGCCTACTTTGGAGATTTTGAAGGCGGAGAAATTTTTTATGTAAACATCGATAAAGATGGAAATAAGAGCGATGCAGTTGCAAGAGAAGATGCTCTAACAATAAAGCCAGAAAGAGGCGACCTTGTTATACATGGTGCTTTTAATCCACATGCTCATGGAGTAATGCCAGTTACTTCTGGAAGAAGATATGCTTTCTCAAACTTTGTGCTAAAAGCAGAAGATAACCCAGGAACATTTTATAACTACAAGACTCCAGAATATTACGAGCAGATTAAAAACAAAGATACACAAAGTCTTAAAGATTTTATTGGTTCATGGATGAGACCATTAAAAGAGAATCCACAATTTACTAGAGATCTTATAAATAAGTACCAGGCTTCTGGATTAGAAGGCGAACAGCTTTCTGAAGCATTCATGGGAGAATTTAAAGAACATTAATCGCCATATAGTGCGAAAAAAGTGCGTCGGCGAGAAGAACACATTCTAGTCAACTGTAATATATGGTTTCACGTGAAACATATAATCCACATTAGCCCAACTATCTGAAATACCCCTTATAAAGCCTGTAGAGGCTCTCTAAGCCTTTACTAGGCTATTTGCCTACCCAAGGACGGGAGGGGCCAATAAAAGCCTTTACATAATTATTCTAAATTTTCCCAGTAGCAAGTAGGACGATATATAGACTGATAAGAGTCATGGAGAATCTAATTAGATAGATATAGACTTTCCACTTCTTATAGGTCATATTCGTCATCAAGATCAAAGATCTCTTTATCCCCCGCCCATTTTAAAAATGAAGACAGCATAGCTCCTGTAAGGATTGCTGTCGCAATTAGAAACACTAATGCGTAAATCTTCTTCATATATATCCTAGTCAACTGCAATAATAGTAAGTTTATCTGAAAACAATTTCCAGATCTTTTCCATATACTCAGGTTTTAATCCATCTACTGGATGTGGAGCATCTGTATGAGTCATAGATGGAGTTAGCTCAGGAACTCCTAATGCATCTAATATATCTTGTTGAGTAATAATTATTTCGAATCCCGCTTCACTTGAATACTTGTGTAATGCAGCCAAGAACTCTCTATTCTGATCTATTCTCTGCTCATGTGTGTAGTAAGGACTAATCCCCTCATGCTTTAGCAGCATCTCAGTAAACTGAGGCAATGGCTCTATAATCACAACACGAGAATTAGGAAAGTTTAACTTGATATTGTCGATAAATTTTTTGACTACCTTGTCCGCATTTTTATAATGAGGCAAAAATGTTCTAGTGTCGACATATCCCATCCATAAAGCTAATATGCCATCATCTTTAATAGTTGAGAATGGTTGTGGCTTATGATTTACAGTTCTAGCAATTTCAACTCCAGAAGACATCTCATCTTCCTCCCGCATTTGCTCAATACTAAATCCATACATCTTCTTAGCAGCTTTAGGCCAAGGAATAAATGTCACATCATGCTTTTCTGGATAGTAGTGCTCAATTGCTCTAGATAGATGACAATCGCTGATCATATATACGTTTTTCATTTATAACCCCTTCTCATCTAGTTTTGCTTTTAGCTCAGAATATATTCTCCAGCATTCCCAGTTTTGTTTATCATATTTTTCAGACATTAAAGATTCAATTATTTTTCGAGCAGGGAATTTTTCACGAGGCGCTCTACTTTCGTATCCATGTAACTTTAGATCATTCATTGCTTTATTTTCTATGTCTGCGTCTGGAGTATAGCTGTAGCCAAAATGCGAGCTAGATTCTTCTATAAATTTACTAGCATTTTGTGTTAATAGTTCAAAGCTTAAAATTTTAATATTTTCTATATCTTCTATATTTTTAAAAAAATCAAGGTAACGCTTTTCTTCCCATTTAATACGAAGTGCAAGTGCTTCAATATCTGTTCCTTCAACCCGATCCTTGCTAGTTTGGAATTCTTTATGTCCAGAACCAATTACCCATCTTTCAGCACCAGATGCAATAGTATCGTACGGATCTCGTAAAATTATTACTTGAGGTCCTTTATCTTCTATGTCATGTCTTTCATGACCACCGCCATATACTATATTGTTAAAAGCAAGCTTAAGTAGATGTGTTGCATAAGTCATGCCTGAACCTGCTGGAGCTGAAACAATTATTTTATTCATTATTTAATTATACTACCCATCATTTGTAGGGATACTGGGATTTGAACCCAGAGTCGTTTGTATATAAGACAAGTGCTTTAACCAGATTAAGCTATATCCCCTAGGGACTAGCGTATTCGGTTAGCTACTAATTTTTCAATGCAATTTGTGCAAAAGTTTTCGAGTATGCCTTTAGAGTTGATACGCTCAACATACTTTGGGTTTTCGCAAAAATCACATTTCATAATATTATTATAGCATATTTTCAGTTGACTGGACTATTTCCTTCAACTTTAAATATTTTTCATATAGCCGTGGCATATGTTCGTCGTTTCTAACTCTTCTATCTATTTCTTTACGTTCTGCTGTTTTCCCTCTAGGAACCCTAGGCAGGTTGGAATTTTTCATTCGCTGCAATAATTCTTCTGGGGACTGTCTTTCTTGCAAAAATTTAAGATCAAATCGATTAGCAATAGAGCTTAAAAATTCTTCTGGATGATTAGTTAAAAATTCAAAAGTGACTGCCTTTATTAAAGGAAATTCATACAATGCGTTTAACATAAGTTCATAATCTTTTATTTTCTCTATAATTTTATGATTTAGCCTAAATTCTTTATTGGCTTGATAATACTCAAAATCTTTATCTGATAAATTGTGAATAATAATTTCAACTGCAGAAGCAATTGCATCGTATGGATCTCTCAATATAAATATAGCGTTTGGCCATTCTCGAAAAGCACCTATTTCATGATTTTGCCAAATAACTGTAACACCAAGATTTTCAGCAATAAGTGTTTTGCAAAAAGTATTTCCACATCCTGGAGGAGAATTAACTAGAACTTGTTTGCTTCTCATGTTAACAGTATATCATTGTAAATTTAGTCAACTGCTATTTGAGATTTCATAAAATGTTAATAAATTTTTAATATGTACGATACACGTATTTGCAATGTCCGTTTTGTCTAGATAGTCCGCACATAGATAAATGACCTTGAGCGTGAATGTGATGAGCATCACAAAGATTTATTTTAATACTGGTCAGTAATGCCTCTATTTGTCAGACCCCCCTGCTATGCTTAAAGTATAAAGAAAGTAAGAAACACTTACTAAGAAAGGAGTCAGATAATGACTCAACTTACAGAAACAATCTATAGCACAATCGTGCATGATTTTCACAATGGCGGAGTAAAGTCCTCTTATGGACTAAACGCCTACACACGCAAGGCTCTATTGCGTGACCTACTCTCTAGCAAGGCTTGCTATTGCATAGAGTGTATCTCTAAGGAGGTTAAGTAATGACTAATCGAATTTTCGAGCCTTTCGCTACTGTTAATAACTACCCTAGGGGAATGATGAACCTCTGTCCATGCGGGCAGGTAGTTTTAGCCCCCGCCCTCTACCATGAGAGATGTGAGCCAACTCACACCTCATAAGGCTCACGCTACGGCGTGTCGTCTTGATAATGTCCGACCTATCCGCTATAATTCCAACTATAACCAACTAACGAAAGAAGAACAGACAATGACAATCACATACTCACTATGGGATGGCGCTCAACTACTAGGCGTTGATTTCAAGGCTTCATCAGCAGATGAAATGAATAAGGTAGTAAAGGACTTACAGAAAGTTTCTAGTAATGTCGTAGCACACATGAGAAAGGTAGAACAGAACTAATGTCATACGCATACTCTTACAATACTAACACGATAGATAAATACGAGTCTATCCAATCAGATGTTTCAGACGCATACGCTTACCTTGATGAGGTAGATGAGGAACAACCTCCACTAGATGAGTTTAATGATGAAGATGATGAGCAACTAGCAAAACTATACGCACTATCATGGGAGGCATAATAAATGACTATTAGCGGAGTTATCCTAGAACTAAACGAATACGGCTTAGAGTTTGATAGTTTCTTAGGGGCTATCTATCTACCTTGGCACACTATTATTATCACCGCCCTATCACTAATCGCCTATAAGATTTATAAGAGAAAGAAGAATAAGTAATGACTACTACTCGCCTACTAACTACCTTAGTGCAACTAGGTATCGGTATTCCCGCCCTGCTAATGCTCCGCCTAGTAATAAAAGACCTTAGAGAGAATGGACTCAACTAAATGAAATCACAATTAGAAAAAGATTTAGAAATTAAGGAAAGCTTTATAGATTTGCTTAATGATGTTTATCCTACTGTAAAAATTGGCTACTCTACATTCACCCCCGCCGAAATTCTAGAATGTTGCGACCCTGTAGCATTTGCGATTGGATTATTAGAACACGAAGATTATTTAGCAGAAATGGAAAATGAATGAGCGACTTATTCGGATTTGAAAAAGCAATTCAACTAGATCACCTTACAGATGAACAGGTAAACGAATTAGAGGAAATCTTAAAAGATTTTCAATAATAACGGCGTGTCGCCTTGACAATTCAGGGCGCCACCCCCACACTGGTGCGGGGTCGGGCGTGTCGTTATGAAGTCGTTATAAAATCCCCCGAATTTTACGGCGTGTCGATTTGACAAGGTTATCCACAGATCTCGGGCGTGTCATCCACAGGCGTTATGTGATTAGTATCACATAGGTTGAGCGTCTCACATCATGGACTTACTGGCTAGTAATGTGAAAATGTCAGTGGGTTCGTGTATAATTCCATACATAACAACAAACGAAAGAAGGTCTGCCCAATGGCTACCAAACTCTACACAATCGAAAGCCTACTTGTAGGAAAAAACTATCGCTCAAACTCTCGCCACTTTTCAGGCGAAATCGTTTCTGCTGAACACCGCCCAGAAATTTGGTATGGCGAAAAAACTGAAGCCTATCTAATCGAAATTCGTGCTGGTGGCTTGCGAAATAAATTCGCAACAATCGCAGTAAAGGTTGGTGAATAATAATGGGATACATCGAAATTTTCCGTATGGACAACGAGGGTGCTGGCTGGGTAGATTTATCCGAAGCAACACCCGATGAATTATTCAACATCGAATTAGGATTATTAGAGGAAGGTGCGTTCGAATGAACTTAGACGAATTCAAAAAACACGTTATTGCACAACGTGAAGCAAGCAAGGCGGAAGCCTTGTCAGTGCTATCTGCTACAATTACCAAATCAACAAACGAAAGGGAAAACCTATAATGGGAAGAATGAAAGAATTATACACTCAGATTTTAGAGTGTGAAACCTGTAATGGTCAGGGCTGGCAATTTTTCGGAAATCAAACCGATTATGATGTCGAGGCTTGCGAATGTAATCCACTAGGATTTTTTCAGGAGAATAAATAAATGAGCGAAATTGCTGGAATGTGGATTTGCGATAATTGCGATACTCTTGCCGTTGTGTCAGTGCTAACTGATACAATACAAATAACACAATGTAAATGCGTAACTAACGAAAGGGAAACTAATGTATAAACTAACTTGCGCTTATGATAGCAACACCCCCCACTGGTCTGCCGAATACGAAAATGAATTCGGTGCGTGGGAAAACTTTTTCCGCTTTACCGATTGGGGTATGGCTAACGAATACTCAACTGTAAATCTATCAACGCCAACTGGCAAAATGTATACTAAAGTATTTTATAGAAATGGAATGGTATCAGTAAAATGATGACACGAAAAGATTATGTCGCAACCGCAGAAATTCTAAAGTATGCGAGCAATAAAATTCACCCTGCTGTATTTTCTAAAATCGTAAATGATTTCGCTGAAATGTTTGCGGTTGATAATGAGCGATTTGATGTAAAACGATTTCACGAAGCGAGCAATTATAATGTTCCAAACTTCACTTCGAGATAAAGTAAAACGCATTCAGGAATTGCGTCGCAGTAATGCGGCGCAACCTGTTCGCAATAAAAAAAAATACACACGCAAGATCAAACATAAAAATAAATTTGACA